GTTCAAGACCAGAATCAATTATACTGATACAGACAATGGATATTCCATTTATGATCTGGTCTCAGATCCAAATAGACTTGAGCAGGTCTATAAAGGGAGTCTTCGTCATTTTAGGCGAGACTCCTTTTATGACCATGCGGTTTCTGCATTAAAGAATAACAGAAAAGTTTCTGTAGTCTCTGTTTCTGATTCTGAAGAGTGGCTGAAAGCTTTTTTTACTCGACCAGAAATATTCAAAGATATAGATTTTTTCTTGGAAGAAGTGAAACTACGTGATGGTTTAAGTAGTAGTTATAATCAAGTCGAACAATCAGATATCTTACAACTAACAAAAGATCAAGTGGTAGAATGTAATGATAGTGGTCAGTTAAAATATAGACATCATTCCACATTTGATATTGAAAATATGCCTGATGATCGAGTATATTCGATTCGTATTTATAAAAAGGGTGGTAAAGTTTTTCCGATTGGATTTAAGGCATTCAGAATTGGTTATATTCAACCTGCCGTAAACTTTCCTCCGGGAACTGCTAAATACTTATATGAGCGATACACCAAACCCGGTCAGCATAAAATTAAAATTTACGACCCTTCTGCTGGATGGGGTGGTAGGATTTTGGGTGCTATGTCTGTTCGGGATAACCGTAATGTTCACTATATCGGTACTGATCCCAATCCTGATAATTTCTTCTCTGATGGAACTTCTCGTTACTCGCGTGCGGCACATTTTTATAATTCTAAAACGTACAGAGGAAATTCATTCTTCTCCCACACAAATAGTTACGAGCTTTACCGACTCGGTTCAGAAGAAATAGGCAAAAATAAAGACTTTCTTAGGCATCGTGGTGACATCGATCTCGTATTTACATCGCCTCCATATTTTAATCGAGAGGCATATAGCGAGGACGAAAATCAATCCTACAAAAAATATGGCAGTACGTATGAGTCATGGCGAGATGGTTTTCTAAAACCTTCTTTACAAACGTGTTGTGATATGTTAAAATGTGGTGGATATCTCCTGTGGAATATAGCAGATATTCTAATCAAGGGTGAATATCTTCCTTTAGAAGAAGATTCTAGAAAATTTATAGAACAAAACGGATTAGTTTACGTTGATAAGTTAAAGATGGCTATGGAGGGAATGCCCGGACAAAACAGAGTTGGTGAAGATGGTAAGCCTAAATGTAAAAATTACTGCATGGTAAAAGGCAAATATTATAAATATGAACCGGTATACGTCTTTAGGAAAGAACAATGACTAAACTAGGAACACGAGTAACAAAACAAGCAGAAGAAGTAGCAGAACACGTAGAAACGTGGATTGATGGTTATATTGAAAACCTCAAAAATAATGATTATAATCGTAAGAAGAGACTGATTAATCTTCTTAAGACATACAAAATTAAAAAGTCTGATTCTAAGTATTTGGCTCAGTGGTTTGCAAATCTAAAGGATGAACTAGGAGAAGCAATTGACCACAAAGATCCAGATCTAGTGGAAGGTTATGATTTTCTTAGTCCAAGCAAACTAAAGAAACTTCATCAGTTTGTTTCTGAGATCTGTGAAGACTTCACAAAGTATTCTAAGATTACCAAAAAGAGGAAGACTAAGAAACCAGAAGATATTGTCAAGACACTTAAGTACATGGAAACTTTTAAGTTTGGTAATTGTGACATTACTTCTTTTGATCCAGTAAAGATTCTAGAATGCAAATCTTTTGTTGCATATAACACAAAAACTGGTGACGTATTTTATTACGAGACTGATGATGTGTTTGATGTGAAGGGAACTACTTTACAGAATTTTAATGTGGATAACTCTTTTGTAAAAAAGGTTGGAAGAACCTCAAATAAACTAATTCCAAAATGTGCAGAAATTGGGAGGGCTTTGGTGAAGTCAGAGTTACTTAACATTAAGACTAAATCTAGAGAAGCCACCGGTAGGTTTAATGATACCACTGTATTAGTTAGGGTCCTGTCATGAAAATCAGAGACTTTAATTTTCGTGGAGATTTTAGATTAAATCATCCATCGGGCAATTCGATTTCATATGAAAAGGGTGACGTTGTTTATCACGAAAGTAAGGCATATATTGCATCCAAAAGAATTTCGGGATCTTCTCCTACTCTAGGAGAAAGGGTTGGTTGGATGTCGTTGTCAGACAGGTCTGTTCTATATGAATCGAATACTGTGCCTTTTTATGCTAAAATTGGAGACGAGTGGTTTAATACAAGTAATGGAATTTTATACAAAAGAATAGAAAGTAATTCTGTTCAAATATGGGTTGAATTATGAAGAAGAAAAATAAAAGATTTTTTGAAGACAAGACACATAAAAGGGCAACTAGATCTACGGAAAGGAAAGAGAGCAAATCTCGAAGACACCAGACCAAGGATATTTTACATGATTTGTCCAGCGGAAGTCTTGACAAAGATCGAGTATATGATATGATGGACGAACTAGAAGATACAGAATGGAGCAACTAATGCATATTTCTAGAGAAACACTTTCGATTCTCAAAAACTTTAGAGACCTGAATTCTAACATTCTAATCAGTCCCGGTAATGTCATTAAGACATTGACTGGTGCGAAGAATGTTATGTCAACTGCAGTCGTAGAAGAAAATTTTCCTGTTGAATTTGGTATCTGGGATCTCACCAGTTTTCTTGGTACGGTTTCACTTTTCGATGATCCTGATTTTGATTTTCATGAGAAGTATGTGACCATCACGAATGGTAAGTCCTCTAAGGTCAAGTACTTTTACTCAGAACCAACTCTTCTTACCGTACCAACTAAAGATGTTGTTATGCCTAATACTGTAGTTTCACTAACACTAGACGAATCTGCGTTTAGTGAACTCAAGAAGGCTGGATCTGTTCTGGGACTTACTGACTTGACAATTAAGTCTGATGGTTCCGATGTATCGGCTACTCTTTATGACAAGAGTAATGCTGGTAGCAATACCTACTCAATCTCTATTGATGATGTGGAGTTTGAAGATGGTGCAGTATTCAACTTCGATTTCAATATTGACAATCTTCGTTTTATTCCCGGTTCATATACCGTGAATATTGCAGAAAAAATTGTCAGTGAATTCGTAAATGCTGATGGTATTGATTTGACATATTGGGTTGCTCTAGAGGCAACTAGTTCATATACAATGGAAACTGTAACCACCGGAGCATCTGTCTGATGGACCTATTTGTAGAGAAGTATCGACCAAAGACAATCGAAGAGTGTATCCTACCAAGTGACCTGAAAAACACTTTTCGGGAGATGGTAAAGAGTGGAGTTGCACAGAATATTTTGCTGTGTGGTTCTGCTGGTACTGGTAAAACCAGTGTAGCACGAGCGCTATGTAACGATCTTAATGCGGAGCATATTTTGATTAACTGCTCTGAAGATAGGAACATTGATACACTTCGTGTGAAGATTCGTGATTTTGCCAGCACGGTTTCATTAAACGGAAACCAAAAGGTCGTAATTCTAGATGAGTTTGATTATTCAAATGCAAACTCAATCCAACCTGCTCTTCGTGGTGCGATTGAAGAATTTGCGGGTAATTGTCGATTTATCTTAACTTGCAATTACAAGAATAGAATTATTTCACCTATTCATTCACGATGCACAAATATCGAATTTAGTATTCCATCAACAGAAAAACCATTTTTAGCAAAGGAGATGCTATCTCGTATTGTATATGTTTTGGAAACTGAAGGTATTCCGTACGAAAAAGAAGTTTTGATTAAACTAATCATGATGCATTTTCCTGATATACGGAGAATGCTTAATGAAATTCAGCGATATTCTGTTTCTGGTAAAATTGACGTGGGTATTTTATCAGACTTCGAAAATATAAAAATTAAAGATCTTATTCTTGCAATGAAGGATAAAAATTTTACTGATGCTAGAAAGTGGATTGTTTCTAATCTGGATAATTCCCCACCAGAACTTTTTAGAAAAATATACGAAACCCTGTATGATTCTGTAGAAAAAACATCTGTTCCTGAGGCGGTTTTAATTATTGCTGAATATCAATACAAATCTGCTTTTGTTGCAGACCAAGAAATTAATTTTGTTGCGTGTATTGTTGAACTGATGATGCGGTGTAATTTTAAATAATAAGGAAATATAATGACTAATTTTAAAGCTCATGGTAATTGGGTTGCTGTACAAACAGTATTGAAGAAAGAACATACAACTGAAAATGGAATTGTATATAATGATGCTTTACCAGAAAATTTACATGTATGGAGCAAAGTTTATTCTGTTGGAAGTGAAGTAACTGAAGACATTAAAGTTAATGATATGGTATATTGGAAGTTGGGTGTGAATTCTGGATCTTTTTACAAAGATGATTCTTTAACTTTAGACTTGGTAGAATTTACTAATATTTTAATGGTGGATAGATGAAACTTACAGATTTTCTCAAATCTATAAACGATACAAAACAAAATGTAATGGATTCTGATTCTAATTGCGAAAAATTGTATCCTGCTTTTGTATCAAACAGATGTCTTTCTTACTTTATGGATACTATATTACATGCAAACAATATGAATTTACACTTTCATATTGATAATAAGTTACAGTATGATTATTACATATACAGTATCCGAAAGCGAAAACGATTTAGTCGCTGGGATAAATCTGAGTCTTCGGATGATCTAGAATTTATAAAAGAACACTATGGATATAGTGACAGAAAAGCAAAAGATGCTATGTCAATTCTAGGTAAATCTGGTGTTGAAAAACTTAGGATAAAGTATACCAGAGGGGGTAGATCTTAGTAAAACATACATATATTAGCCTAAACAGGAGGCTTTTGTATGGAACAAGAGGATGTTTTTGAAGGTCTGGGTATTGAAATAAATTTAAAAAATTCCGATGATTTTTTAAAAATAAAAGAAACCCTTACTAGAATTGGTGTTTCTTCTCGTAAAGAAAAGAAATTATATCAGTCTTGTCATATCCTCCACAAGAGAGGTAAATATGCAATATTACATTTTAAAGAATTTTTCATATTGGATGGTCTAGAAAGTGATTTGTCCGATGCTGATATCGGAAGAAGAAACAAAATAGTAAAACTTTTAGAAGAGTGGTCTCTTCTAGAAATATTAGATGATGATTTAGATCCTATTTCTAGTATGTCTCAAATTAAAATTATACCACATAGAGAAAAATCAGAGTGGGAATTAATTCCTAAATATCATATAGGAAGAAGATAATATATTATGAAAGTGAGTTTTATTTACAATGATACCAAAAATCATACACCAGATCTGGGTGGGAGACCAGACAAAACGTCCTGATAATTTAATCCAAACTTGGAAAGATTTGAATCCTACTTGGGAACATCGCCTCTGGACAGAGGAAAATATACCAAAATTAAGAAATCAGGTTCAGTTTGATTCGATGAATGAGTGGGCTGGTAAAGCCGATATTCTTAGATATGAACTTCTTTATGATTATGGTGGATTTTTTATTGATGCAGATTCTGAATGTATTAATCCACTGGATGATTTTTTAACGGACAATAAAGCTTTTTGTTGTTGGGAAAATGAAGAAATTAGACAAGGATTAATGTCTAATGGGTATTTTGCAACAGAAAAAAACAGTCCCTTAGCAATGAAAATAATTGAAAGAATATCAACTTTTGATGCAAAACAAATAGAAAAACTACCAAATCTTACTGCATGGAAAATTGTAGGACCGGTTCTGTTAACCACAATCGCAAATGAAATGCGCGAAAAATCTGGTTTGCATGTATATCCAAGTTACTATTTTATACCTAGACATTATTCTGGACTTGAGTATAATGGTAATGAAAAGGTTTACTGTAAACAATATTGGGGTAGCACACATACCGCTGGTGGTAAGATGGGAATGGAATATGGAACTTGATATTCGTGAAATTAATAGCTATGTACTAGCTCTTAGTAAAGATAATAAAGATAGAAGAAAAAAAATAAAAAAAGTTTTTGAAAACTTAGGAATCAAAAAATGGTCCTTTTTTGATTCTATAGATGTCAGAAATAAATTTCCATACTGGATAGGGTGTGCTATGTCACACAGGGAATGTCTTGCGACTGCAGAGTTCCCATGTATTATCTATGAGGACGATATAAAACCCTCAGAATGGTATAGACCAATAATAGAAGACCCAAAGGATAAAGTTTTGTATCTTGGTTTATCTAAATGGGGAACTCAAAGTGGATCTTCCCAATTTGATGGTGGTTTATTTTTACAAAACACTAAAGAAACTAGTATTGTACAATACATGTGTTCTGCTCATGCAATCTATTATCCAACAAAAGAAGTTGCAGATAACTACTCAAATTACATAACTAAATTTATATTTGAAGTAAACAGGCCTTTTGATGAGTTGTACGCACAAATACAAACAGAAATTAAAACTCTTTGTTTAAATGATCCTATCTTTTGTCAGGACGACCCAAAAACATTTCACGATACACACTTTAGATTGGATATCAAATGATTTCTTTTGAAAGGCTTGGTTACTTTGGAAGATTGGGTAATCAGATGTTTCAATATGCTGCTCTTGTTGGGTTTGCTAAGTATTCAAATCAACCTTGGGGAATACCTGACAGAAACTCAAATGAAATAGAAATAGGATGTTTAGGTTACAAAGAAAAAATGAATCTAAACGAAATATTTGATTTGGATTATGAAAAACAAATAAATCCAGATAAAAGTTTTAATGAAAATGGTTATTTAGAGTCGCTACCAGAAAACACAGATATCATGGGATATTTTCAATGTGAGAAATACTTCAATCACTGTAAAGATTTTATAAAAGAACAATTTATATTTAAATCAGAGTGTGTTGATAAATGTCAAAAATACTTTAAACAAAATAATGTAGATCCTAATCAGTACGCATCAGTTCATGTAAGACGGGGCGATTACGTAACTTTAAATGGACTGATTGTTTTATCAGAAGATTATTATGAAACTTCAATGCGAGTTTTAGATGACATGAAATTTATGGTTTTTTCTGATGACATCGATTGGTGTAAATCGAATAGATTGTTTTCTAATGAAAATTGTATTTTTCCAAACTTAGGTTTACATGAAGATCTTTATATGATGACTCAGTGTGGTGCAAATATAGTCGCAAACAGTTCTCTTAGTTGGTGGGGGGCTTGGTTGGGTGAGCAAGAAGGTAAAAAAATAATAGCACCCAAAGTTTGGTCTAATAGTCCAGAAAATTCTTATATAGTTCCAGAAAGGTGGATTAGAGTATGAAAAAAGTTTTTAATATTTTTGATAATACGATGGGTGAGTCTAAACATTATGTTGCAGAACACGCCCCAAAAACTTTTGAGTGGAATTGGGAATACAATCCAAATTATGAAACTTTTTTTGTTAATTTTGATGTTGCAAATCCACTAACAAAACAAATAAAAGGATATGCTTTACTACCAGAAACAAAGGGAATAATTCCTGAGTATTATTATCATGTAGAAGCAAATATAAATGATTATAAAATGGTTTTCACACCAGATTCCCATTTAATAGAAAAATATCCAGAAAAGTGTAAGTGGGTTCCTGGCTATGGGATGCGAGTTGGTGGAAAAAACGGAGATGAGGAAATTAAAATTCATAAAAAATCTAAGATGATTTCTATGGTGTCTTCAAACAAGCAAATGTGTGAACTACATAAGTACAGAATACATTTAGCTAACTTTTTATCAAATAATACAAATTCTGTTGTTGCTACTGTCGGATGTGCTAGTCCGTGTGGAAGTAACAAAATAATTGACAGTTTACGTGATTACAGGTATAGTATAGGAATTGAAAATTATGTCAGTAAGTGGTATATGACAGAAAAACTTTTTAATTGTTTTGCAACGGGAACTATACCAATATATTATGGTGCAACAGATCTAGGTAAGTATTTTAATACTGATGGTGTGATTCAAATAAACGGAATGTCGTTCAATGAAATTTTAAATTTAGTGAATAATTTAGATGAAGATTTTTATGAATCTAAAATGGATGTAATAAAAGAAAATTTTGAGTTGGTTCAGAAATTTAAATCAATGGAAGATTATATAAATTTAAATTATTTCAAAAAAGGAATGATGTTATGATTGAAGATCAAACTATGATAAAACTAGCGTATAGTATAGACAAATATAATTTTTATGAAACAATAAAAAACTGGTTGGGTGTCAATTCATTGGAAAATATTCACATACATGATGATTTTTTATATAATGAAAAATTCGAAAGAAAAAACGATCAATCTACAATTTATCATAAGAAATATTATGAACGCGAAAATCCTTTTTTTGAATTATATGAGGATTTTATAAAGGATGAAATTAGACCTTTATACGATGAACCCATAGTGTATCAAAAAATACCAAATATAAGATTACATTTTCCTGGCAATATTGCAGTAGGTGAATGGCATAAGGATAGGAATTATAGAGATCCGAACTGGGCTGCTGAAGTTAAAGAACTTAATTACTATTTACCATTTACTAAAGCTTTTTCTACTAATACCATATGGGCAGAATCGGAGGAAGATAAGAAAGATTTTAGTCCTATGGAGTGTGAGTATGGTGAATACTATAAATGGGATGCTTCAAATTTACTACATGGAAGTAAAGAGAATACAACAGATGTAACCAGAGTAAGTGTTGATTTTAGAGTTATTTCAAAATCTAATTTTAAACCATTAAAAACGGTTGGTTCTATAAACACTAAAACTAAATTTGATATTGGTGGTTATTATCAAGAATGTATATGAATAGAAGAAAAAGACTAGTGTGATGATTAAAAAACTTATATGAAAGAAAAAAATGAATTTAGATTTTATTATACCATGTCACCCAAAAGATAAAGATGTAGTTCATCAAGGAGTTATTTCTATAAAAGAAAAAACTAATTGTAATAACATTTATTTGATTAGCCCTTGCGATTTAAAAATTGACGGTACAATTCAAATTTTAGATTCTGAATTTGATAATCTAACTTCTTTACAAAAATTAAAAGATAGATGGAATGTGATTTGTCCTAAATGGTCACATAGAGCAGGTTGGATATATCAACAAACATTAAAACTGTTATCACATAAAGTGATACAGAATTTAACAGAAAGTTATGTTATGGTAGATTCTGATGCGATTTTTACAAAAAAAGTCCATTATGATTGTGCTAAATTTCAGTATTGTATCGCTCCAGAATATCATACACCTTATTTAGAAACTTATGAAAAGTTAATAGGAAAACCAACAAATTCTGGGTTTTCATTCATTTTCCATCATATGATTTTTAATAAAAAGTATATGAATGAATTGATATGTCATATAGAAAATTTACATGAAATGAAATTATATGATGCATTATTAAAATGTATTAATTATGAAGAGGGTGCTTCACTAAGTGAATGGGATTTGTATGGTAATTGGATGTGGGATAACCATAAGGAAATATGTGAAAATAGACAACTTAATTATATTAATGTGGGTGCAATACCAAACAAAACGGATATCGAATACTTAGCAAATAAGTATGATATTGTATGTTGTCATGGTTGGGCTAGGGGTAAGGATTATGATCAACTATGAATTATATTTTTTGTCATTTAGGATCAATACCAGAACATCTAATAGACAGTATAAATTCTGTAAAGATGTGTGATAAAAAATCAAATATCATTTTATGTTCAGATCAACAGGTAAATATAAATGGAGTTACTACTGTTGATGTGCAAGAAATTGTGAGTACTCAAACATCAAATATAATGAATTCTTCTTATTTTAAATTTGATTCAAATCCTCTATGGAAACGATCTTTATATCGAATTTTTCTACTGCGTGATGTTGCAAGGAAATTAAATTTAGATAAGTTTGTACATTTTGATTCTGATGTTATTTTATATCGAGCAGTTTCTGAATTTGAGGATTATTTTAGTAAGTTTTCTGGTTTTTATATCACACCTTGCAATCAAAATGAATTAGTATTTGGATTTTCTTTTTGTAATGATCTAGATAAATACGAAACTATATGTGATCTAGTTTTTGAAATATCAGTAAGTCCAGATTTACAAAAAAGATTGTGTCCTACCATGCCGAATGAAATGGAAATATTAGGCGCAATAAAAAATAATACAAAAAATTTAATAATAGAATTACCAATAATCCCAGACGAAGAAACAACTTTTGTTTTTGATCCTTCTTCATACGGACAATATTTTGGTGGTACACATAATAATGAACCTGTTGG